GACTAAAAAAGTCGATAAAGACCAAAATTTCATGAAAAATGAGTGGGGAACTGAATATTTGGCAAGTGAATATGGTTGGGATGAAAAAATTCAGAAGCAAAAGATGCTTCGTGAGATCAATCATGACAATATTACACCCAAAAAGCATGATTTCTTTCATCAAAATGAAATTCACGAAAAAATTCGTAATGATGAAGACTATGATGACTGGGATTATGGTACTGAACCCACCTATGGATCCATAAAAGGGTAATAAATAAGATAGAATTATAATATTCGATGCCTCTAGAAAGGGTAAGCCAAGGTTTTAAAGACGTTAGTATGACTTTTCAGACTAATCCTCTGAATAGTGACTTGATTGCGCTTAAGAATGAGAATGCAATTGCTCGTTCTGTAAGAAATATTGTGTTTACCCTTCCTGGAGAAAAGTTTTTTGATGAAGATTTTGGTTCTAGAATTTCTAGAACACTATTTGAGAACGTTGATGATATTTCTGCTTCAATCATTACGGATGAAATTAGACAGTCAATCAATAACTATGAACCAAGAGTGAGATTGATTTCAGTAAATTCATATCCAAACTTTGATAATAATGCATACGATGTTGTTATTGTATATGAAATTATTGGTGCAGACGTTCCTATACAAGAATTACAATTTGTTTTGCAACCATCTAGGTAAAAATGCCATTAGCAAACTTCGCTAACCTGGACTTCAATCAGGTTAAAACAACACTCAAGGATTACTTAAGAGCGAACTCTAACTTTACTGATTATGATTTTGAGGGATCTAACCTCTCAACAATCATAGATGTATTGGCATATAATACTTACATAACCTCATATAATGCAAATATGGTTGCAAATGAGGTCTTTATTGATAGTGCAACTCTTAGAGAGAATGTTGTTGCACTTGCAAGAAATATTGGATATGTCCCAAGATCAAGAAAATCTGCGACTGCATCAATTAGTTTCTTCGTAGATACTACAGTCTTTAATATTAGTCCATTACCATCAACAATTACCCTTAAGAAAGGACCTGTTGTAACGTCCTCTGGAAGTTTTGGGGGACAATCCTTTGTATTCTCAATTTTAGAGGATATTACTGTTCCTGTTGTTGACGGTATTGCAAGTTTTGATAATATTTCTGTTCATCAAGGATCATTACTCTCCTCAAACTTTACTTATAGTTCAAGAGTACCAAATCAAAGATTTATTCTTCCAAATGCTGGGGTAGATACGGATCTTATTCGCGTTGTAGTTAAGAGTAATGAAGACGCCACTACTGGCACAAAGTATAGTCTGCAGGACAGTTTGTTCCAAATTTTATCAGACTCAAAGGTATACTTTTTACAAGAAATTGAAGATGAAAGATATGAGTTAATTTTTGGTGATGATGTATTTGGAAAAGCATTAGAAGAAGGAAATTACATAACCGCAGATTATATTGTATGTGATGGGGATACTGCTAATGGTGTAAGTCAATTTTCTTTTGCTGGTAGGTTAACATATACTAGAAACTCAGTCACATCTACAATTACATCTGGCATATCAGCAGTTACAACTGCACTAATATCAACTGGTGGAGAAAGTATTGAGTCTGTTGAGTCTATTAAGAAGTATGCTCCAAGAATCTATGCATCTCAAAATAGAGCACTTACTGCGGATGATTATGAAACTTTAATTCCAGCAAGAATATATCCTGAAACAGAATCAATCTCAGTATTTGGTGGAGAAGAATTAGTACCTCCCCAGTATGGAAAAGTCTTTATTAGTATTAAACCAAGAACTGGTGATTTCTTACCAAACCTTACAAAGGAAAATATTAAGCTCAAACTTAAGAAATATTCTGTTGCGGGAATCATTCCTGAAATTTTGGATTTGAAATACCTTTATATTGAAGTAAATTCAAAAGTTTACTACAATACAAATCTAGCTCCTAACGCAGATTATGTTTCTTCATTAGTACAAAGCAATACAAACAAGTATGCAGATTCTACCGAACTCAATAAGTATGGTGCTAGATTAAAGTATAGTAAATTTTTGAAAATTGTAGATGATAGCCACGAGGCAATAACTTCTAATATTACTACAATTCAAATGAGAAGAGATCTCAGAGTTGTTTTAAACGCATTCTCTGAGTATCAGATTGGTTTTGGTAATGAATTTCATATCAAGAGCATGGATGGATACAATATCAAGTCCTCTGCATTCTTGATAAATGGAATTTCTCAACCAGTTTATCTTTCTGATGTACCAAATACAAATAGAGAAACTGGGAATCTTTTCTTCTTTACTGTTCCATCAGCAAATTCTACAAGTGCAACTATTCTAAGAAGAAATGTAGGAACTGTTGATTATAAGAAAGGAATCATAACTTTGAATCCTATTAGTATAATTGGAGGAAAAGTAAAGGATGGACAAACAATTATAGAAATTTCTGCTGTTCCTCGTTCTAATGATGTGGTTGGATTGCAAGATTTATATTTGCAACTAGATATTAATAATAGTAATTTTGAAATGGTCGTTGACAATATTGCTTCTGGTCTTGATCCTTCAGCATCAAATTACATATCTTCTTCAAGTTATGCTAATGGATCTTTAGTTAGATCAACTCCTGAAATTGTGAGTGGAAGTACGACTATTTCTACTACTATAACTAATATATAAACTTCGGAAACGCTTCGGTTTATCATACTAAGAAACTCAAATAATAATGACAGAACAGAGAATTAAACTTAATAGCATCGTTCAGAACCAACTTCCCTCTTACGTTAGGGAAGAGTTTCCATTAATCTCAGAATTTCTGAAGCAGTATTATATTGCTCAGGAATTTCAAGGAGCTCCTGTTGATCTGATTCAAAATATTGACAGGTATATTAAGTTAAATGAAACAACATCTCTTACAGAATCTGTCATTTTAAGTTCTGATATTACAGAATTTGAAGGTACTATTTCAGTTGATCTTACCAAATCTCCATCTGGAACAATTGGATTTCCTGATTCTTATGGTATCTTAAAGATAAACGATGAAATAATTACATATACAGGGAAAACATCTTCTTCATTTACTGGTTGTGTTAGAGGATTTTCTGGTATATCTTCTTATAGACAGGATGCAAATCCAGAAGAACTAGTTTTTAGTTCCACTTCTGCTGCAGAACATAAGAGTGGTTCTACAATACAAAACTTAAGTATTCTTTTCTTAAAAGAATTTTTATCAAAAACAAAAAATCAATTTTTACCTGGATTAAATGAAAGAGATCTCTCATCAGAATTAAATCAAAATCTTTTCATCAAACAGGCAAAAGATTTTTATTTAACGAGAGGTACTGATCGTTCATTTGAAATTTTATTTAAGGCTTTATATAATGAAGATGTAAAGATTGTAAAACCTAGAGATTTCCTCTTTACCCCATCAAACGGTCAATTTAGAATCACTAATGATTTTGTCGTTGAGTCTGTATCTGGCGATCCTATGGATCTTGAAGATTCAACATTATATCAGGATGAGTACAAAGAAACAATTACTAAAGCATATGCACCTATAACGAAAGTTGAAAAGATTATTTCTGGATTAGGTCAAACATATTATAAGTTAAGTATTGACTCTGGATATGATAGAGATATTGAAGTAGATGGATCAACATATGGCGCTTTCTCCATTCACCCAAAAACAAGATTAATAAATCAAGTTTCTTCGGGATCAACGATACTTGATGTAGATTCTACTGTTGGATTTCCAACATCAGGAGAATTGTCTGTAACTTATAATGACTTTACTTCCGGAATCGTATCCTACACATCAAAATCTTTAAATCAATTTTATGGTTGTGATAATATCACCGGTACTATTTTAAAAAAAGAAAATATTGGTATTAACACATATGCATATGGCCAAGCATTTTCTGACTCAAGTAAATTAGTAAAAGTAAAGATTCGTTCAGTTTTGGGTTCTTTGAAGTATCCAGAAAATACACATTATTATTCTCCTGAGGATACTGTAAAGATAAAAACTCTTGGATCAAATAAATCAGATTTTAAATCTAAAAATTGGATTTTAAACATCGCCCCCATTTTCCAAGTAAAGTCATTATCTATACTTGATAATACGGATAAAACTTATAGAGTAACACTTACAAAGAGTCATCCATTTAGAATTGGAGATTCTGCAACGATTATTGGTGAGGGATCAGAAAAATCAACTAAAGTTATTGAAATTACTTCAGAGGATAGTTTTGTAATCAAAGGACAAGGAGAATTAGATTTAAGTCTCACTTATAAGGTAAGAAAAAATCTTCAAAGAGCGATCTCAAACAAGTTTCCACAAATTGGATCCTATAATTCTAACATTCAAAATGTATATAATGATGGTGCAAAGTTATTGGTTGCATCAGCATCATTGCCATTTTATGACGGACAACCTTTAGATACAACAGATAGGTCTATAACTTTCTCTGGCACTTTTTCTGGGTCTGAGTTTAAAATTACAAATACCTCTGATCATGGTTTTTATACTGGAGATTCTGTTTACTATATTCCAGAAAAAGCAACCACACAAACTTTTGTTGGAACACAATTAACTACAGTTACAGTAATCAATTCTTCTCTATTTGATGAGGGACTTTATTTTGTTAAGAGATTAAATTCAACTACCATTAAATTAGCAAGAAGTAGAACAGATTTATTTAATAATAGATTTGTCTCACTCAGTAGTGAATCAATAGTAACCAATAATATATTACAACCATATGATTTTAGATTAAGGTCTTTACAAAATCAAAAACTTCTTAGAGAAGTTTCAGATCCAGTTGATAATGGAACAGTTAATGTAACTACTCCAGGTTTTACTGGTATCTTGATTAATGGCGTTGAAATCAGAAACTACAAATCATCTGATGTTGTCTACTATGGAAAATTAAATGAAATTGAAGTAATTTCACCTGGACAAGATTATGATGTAATCAACCCACCATTAGTGAGTATAGGTGATACTATAGGTGTTGGTGCAACTGGATATGCATCCATCTCTGGTTCTCTTCAAGAAATTAGAGTCTTAGATTCGGGTTTTGATTATATTGAAACTCCTACGATTAAAATATCTGGTGGAAATGGTTCGGGAGCTTTAGCAACTCCAAATATGAAGTTGATTGATCATTCCGTCTTATTTAATTCAGAGAATTCTTCTACAAACGCTGGAGTAGACACCTCTACAAATACTATAGGATTTGGAACATATCACAAATTTAGAAATGCTGAACCTGTTTTATATCAGACTTTTTCTCAGAGAGGAGTTAGTGGTATAACAACCGATTCAACTTATTATATTTCTGTTCAAAGTGATTATGTTGTAACTTTACATAAAAATAGAAATGATGCAATTGCGGGGATTAACACTGTTGATCTTACATTAAATGGTATTGGCAAACATTCTCTAAAATCTATCAATAAAAAGTTAGTATTAGCTTCCATTAATGTAATTTCTTCTGGTAATGGATATCAAAACAAAAAGACAACTACTGGAACTAGTGGGGTAAGCACTTCATATAATCAAATTACAGTTACAAATCATGGATATAGTTCGGGAGAGATTGTAAAATATACTTCTGAAGGAACTCCTATTGGAGGTTTGAACAATAATTCAGAATATTATCTGACAAAAGTTGATGATAATAATTTTAAATTATCTCAAGTGGGAGTAGGGACAACAAATCAAGACTTTTATTATAAAACTAATCAGTATATCAATTTGACATCTGTTGGTGTTGGAACTCATTCGTTCAATTATCAAGATATAACTGTTAATGTATCCGGTAAGATAGGAATATCATCAATTGGTTCTGAAACATTTGAAGCTAGAGTACAACCAATTTTCAGGGGATCTGTAGCATCCATTCATCTCTCAAATCAAGGTGTTGGATATGGTTCTTCTGAGATCATTAATTTAGATAGACAACCAAATATTTCTTTAGTACCTGGTCAAGATGCTCAGTTAGCACCTGTAATCAATAATGGAAAAATTACAGAAGTTGTTGTTTTAAATTCTGGTCAAAAGTATAATTCCCCACCAAATTTAATTATTACTGGTGACGGTGTAGGTGCTGTTATCACTCCAGTTTTAACTAATGGACTTATAACATCAGTTAAAGTAGTAGAATCTGGAGGAGGATACACTCAACAAAATACTTCAATTTCTGTTCTTTTCCCAGGTAGAGGTGCTGAATTTAGAGCAAAAATTCAGAAGTGGACTATAAACCTGTTTGGAAAGAATTTTATTAATTTTACAGGTGATGATGGATTTATTTCTCCTGGATTAAATGAAAGGTATGAATTACAGTATTCTCACTTATATGCGCCAAGAAAACTTAGAGAGATAGTTTATTCAGTCAATCAAGAAGGAAAAACTCTCTATGGACAAAAAGATCTTCCAAAAGTAAATAATCTGGAAGTTTCTGCAACTAACCACTCACCAATTATTGGATGGTCTTACGATGGTCATCCAATTTATGGTCCATACGGATATTCTACAAGATCTGGTGGATCCGTAACTCAATTAAGATCTGGATATAAAATAAATTTAAGCGCAAATAGACCATCCATTTCAAATTTTCCAGAAGGATTTTTCATCGAAGATTATATTTACACACGAGTTAGTGATGAAGCAGTTCTTGATGAAAATAACGGAAGATTCTGTGTAACTCCAGAATATCCAAATGGAACATACGCTTATTTTGCAACTTTTGAGTCACTATTAGATTCCTCTGGTCCATTTACTGGATACAAGAGACCTGCATTCCCATACTTAATTGGAAACAGTTTTAAATCATTACCAAATCAATTCAACTTTGATTACAAATCAAATCAAGATGAAGTTGATCTGAACAAAACTAATTGGTTAAGAAATACAGATTCATACAATCTTATTGATGGAACAGTAGTATATGAATACTTAACTTTACCAAATGATTTAAACCAATCCTTAGACATTAAGGCAGTTTCCCCAGGATATGTTGAGAGTATTGGAATAATTACTGGTGGCAATTTCTACAGAGTAAATGATACTCTTGTTTTTGACAATACTGGTACTCAGGGAAATGGAGTTTCTGCTAAAGTTTCAAGAGTTTTTGGAAAATCTGTTAGTAATGTAAGTGTTGCCACCAGCACTATTGCAAATGTAGAAATTTATCCTTCAGATAATAAAGGAAATTATACCATAGTTTGTAATGATCCTCATGATTTTAAAGATGGTGATTTTGTATCACTATCTGGTCTTTCTACGACTTCATCAAAAATTGGTGGCACATATAGAGCAGGCGTTAGCACAAATACTTTAGCGGTTGCTGGAGTTGGTACAATTTCTTCTGGAATTGGAACAATAGGTGCTACTGGTATAGTAACTTACTTTAAAGTTTCTGGTAACCTTGGATTATTGGAAATAAAAGAAAATGACATTTTAGGTATTGGAACTGAAAAAGTAAAAGTATTAAACGTTGAACCAGAGTATTCTAGAATAAGAGTTGTTAGGGAAATTGGTGGTACAGTTGGATCATCACACTCTGTAACTACAATTCTCTATGAAAATTCTAGAAGACTTACGATTAATGCTGGATTTAATACTTCATATGAATTTAATGAAAATAGAGAAATTTATTTCAATCCATCAGAATCTGTTGGATTGGGATCAACATCTGGTGTTGGTATTGGGTCAACTTTATTCCTTTCAAATCCTGGAACAGGTATTTCTCAAATATTCATTCCAACAAAATCAATTTATATAAGAAACCATGGATTAGAAACAGGAGATCAACTTACATACTCACCAAATAATGGAAGTGGTCTTATCGTATTAGAAAATGGTGTAGGTATTGGAACCACATTATCTGATCAACAGTCTGTTTTTGTTGCTAAGATCTCAAATGATCTTATTGGATTATCCACAGTAAGAGTTGGTTTAGGTACAACAGGAACTTTTGTTGGTATTGCATCCACTGTTGCAAGTTCCACTTTAATGGCATTTACTGGTATTGGAACAGGAGAATATCATAGTTTCAGTACCAACTATCAAGTAATAACTGGATCAATTACAAGAAATCTTATTACGGTTTCTACAGCACAAACTCATGGGTTGCAAGCAGGAAACAACGTATATGTAGATATAAACCCATCAATATCAACATCATATACAATTACATATAATGATTATAATAGAAAACTTTTATTAAATCCAAAGTCATTTGCTTCATCTGGAATTAATACTGATTCAAATTCTATTGTAATTACAAATCATGGATATGAAACGGGTGATAAGGTACTTCATACATCTACAGTTCCAGCTGAAGGACTTCAGAATAATTCAATATATTTTGTTGTAAAGGTAGATGATGATACGTTTAAATTAGCAGATACTTATTATGAATCTGTTAATACAAAACCATCAGTAGTAGGAATTGCAAGCACATCCAACGGAACTCTTTCTCTGATTAATCCTCCTCTTGAAGTTTATGGCAATTCTTCAATAGAATTTAATTTATCTGATCTTTCTCTATCATATGTAAATCAGTCTACAAGATATTCTGCATTTGAATTTAATTTCTATCTTGATGAAGATTATACTCAACCATATTATAAAAATGAGTCTGGAAGAAGCTTTAATGTACAAAGAACGGGTAGAGTCGGTATAGATGCTGACGCAAAAATTACTTTGTTTATTGATGAAGAAACACCTACTAAACTTTATTATAAGTTAGATCCAGTTCAAGAGAGTGATTTACCAATTGAAAAATCCGAAATAAATGTAGACGATTCTGTAATATCAAATAACCAAATTACAATAAAGGAAAGTCTTTATAATGGAAAACATTCCGTTTCTATTGCGTCTACAAATACATTTACATATTCTTTACCACAAATTCCAGAAAAATCTTCATATTCAAATTCAAATGCATCTATAAAATATGAGACTGATTCCATTAGTGCTTATGGATCAATATCAAATATTGAGATAAAAGATCGTGGGAGAAATTATTATTCTATACCAGGAATTACCACGGTCACTACGTCTATTGGAACTGGCGCTATTTTAGAGGCTTCAAGTAAATCAATAGGTAAAATTACAAAAACAAAAATTAATGATATTGGATTTGATTTTCCTGCAGATAAGACTTTAAAACCA